AGGTAGTCCTTGAGCGGCGTACCGAGAAACTCGAAAAAGTAGGTTTTCCCAATGCCTTCATCGTCGTGGACCAAACCCAAGGCCACATCGTTTGGCCGTTTGCCCAGCGCGCATGCTGCTGCAGCCACCAACCACTTTTTAAAATACCGGTACCAGCGCAACTGGTAGTATTCGCGGCCCCGGTCGTGGTAGTCGCGCGTGCGGAAATGCGAAGCCAGTAAATCGATGTGCGACACGCCTTTCCAGCTACCTTTCAGGCTTTCAAAATAGTCGAGCACCGGGTTAAAAGTGGTCATGTAGTTTGACGATTTCAGCAGCTTACGCAAAATAGTGTCGCTGCATTGAATGCCCTCTTCCAGCAAGTGCAGGCTTATATCGTCGATGGTAACGGCATGTTCAAACTTTTTGCTGCGCTGTTTAATAATGGCCCGGTTGGGGTTTGGGTCGAACCGGTTGACCCGGATCTCGTAGTGTGCCGCTAAAAATTCCTGCACTTCAGCCACCTTGTTAATGTTGGCTATCTTACGACTTCCGGTATCGAGTGATTTTATTTTAGGCATGAGGGAAACGGTTTTTTATCGTTGTGTTTTGCAATTAAATGATGTGATTTCGTTGGTCGGTGCAATGTCCAAACACGCTGAAATTGCGGCAATCGCCAGCCATTTGGTAAAGCTCTCCTTCTTGTCGGGCTGCTTCGTAGCTCGAAAACTCCTCCACAAAACCAAGACTGTTTGAAATTAGCGATGCACGGATGGTTCCCGGCTCAAGTAATACGATGTAGTTCATCTTTTATCGGTTTTAGGGTTTGGTTAAAATGCTTCTTCGTTGTCGATCTCGTAAAAATTGTCGGGCATTCCCGGAGGTGCTAAATCGAAGATCCGGGAGAAGTCATCCGATTTTTTACAAATAATGGTACCCGGGCTGCCTTCGCGGTGTTTGCGCTTTTCGAGGAGCACAATGTTTTTCACCGAGTTGCCGTCCTCGTCGGTTCCGTTCGGGTCGTAGTACTCGGGTCGCCAGGGGAAAATCACGATGTCGGCATCCTGCTCAATGGCTCCGGATTCGCGTAGGTCGGCCAGAATTGGCGATTTATCCTGACGGCGTTCCACCTCGCGGCTCAGCTGGGCCAGTAAAATAACGGGGATATCCAGTTTTTTGGACAAAGCTTTCAGGTCGTTGGTCATTTCGGCCACTTCGCGTTCGCGGTTTTTATTGTTGTATCCGCCTGTCGAAACAGCTTTCATCAATTGCAGGTAATCAATCACCACCATGTCGCATTCGCCGCGCCGGTGTTTGTTACGCGCCACCGACGAAATGTACTTCACACTGATGGCCGAGCTGTCGTCAATCCAAATATTCATGCGCTCCAGCTCACTGGCCGACCGGTTGAAGGCAGTCCAGTCGGCTTCTTCCATGCGCCCGCTTTTCAGGTGGCTTTGCTCCACACCGCCATTGCTCAGGATCAGGCGTTCCGACAGCGATACATCGGTCATTTCGAGTGAGAAGAAACAAACTGTTTTGCCCGATTTGGCGGCCGCTTTGGCATGATGCAGCGCAAAAGCTGTTTTTCCCATGCCCGGCCGTCCGGCTATCACAATCAATTCGCCCGGCTGCCAGCCATTGGTGCTGCGGTCCAGGTCAACCAATCCGGTGGTGATGCCCGGCATTTCGTTGTTCTGTGCTTTAATCTGGCGTTGTTCAATGGTTTTGGTGGTGCGTTTCAATATGTCGCGAATGTGGCTCATGCCGCTGTTGCCGGTTAGCAAATCGTCAATGGCCTCTGTAGTCATGGTGTAGGCCATTTCAAGCTCATCAAAGTTGTCTTCAAAGGCCAGGTTAATCAGGGTAGAGCTGCGAGCAATAATTTGCCTGATTACATATTTTTCGTAAATAATACGGGCGTGGTGCTCAATGTGGGCCGCCGATGCAATATGCGAGGTCAGCTTGGTGATGAACAACGGGCCGCCTACCTGGTCGAGCACGTTCTTTTCCTTGGCCTTTTGGGTGACTGTCGCAATATCAACCGTTTTGTTAAGGCTGTGCATTTCGTCAATCAGGCTGTACAGCGTTTGGTGCTCGTTCTTGTAAAACATCTCCGCATGCAGTAATGGAGCTACTTTGTGGTAAGCCTGGTTTTCGAGCATCAGCGCCCCCAGTACAGCTTCTTCCAGTTCAAGGGCTTGTGGTGGAAGCTTACTGAATTGCAGGTCGTAATTATCGTTTGATCTTGAATACGGTTGGTTTTGTTGCTTGTCCATTTTCGTTTGATTTTTCTGATTCTAATTCGGTTTCATTTACTTCAAAAAAGTTTTTGTAACGTCCGGCCATGGCAAATTCGAGGTAACGGATCGCCGTTTTCGGATTGTTTTCGGTAATCTCTTTCAGGTGCTTTAGGGCCATCACCTCCGAGCGGCTTCGCATAAATACCCCGTGCTGCTCTACCAGGTAGTCTTTCCAGTATTGCCAGCATTCCAAAAACTCGGGGTCGTTCCACGGCTCCTTCACATTCACCGAATTAACCGGTGTAATAAAGCCATCGAACTGATTGTACAGGCGCTTGAATTTTTCCCATGCGGTTTTCAGCCTTCGCACCCTTTTCATCATCTCCGGACTATGGGGAACGGTGTCAATAATATCCTGAAGTACATCCGTCAGCTCGTGTACCTGCTCGCCCATATTATCCCAGGTTTGTTTCATACCATTTCATTTAGTTGTTCGAATTCTTCTTTTAGTTTTTTGTAGACCACATGCGTGGGCCGTGGTAGCAACAGGCTGATTTGGTTGCGGTGGCGCCGCCAAAAGCCAGCCATTTGCTCGTCGGTATCGTACCGGTAATATTTCAGGTATTTCATTAATTCTTGCATCGATGCGCTTACGGAAGGATAGTCGGAGCGTACAAAGCCTTTTCGGTTCATCTTTTTCTGAAGACGAATCAGCTTTTCAATATAGGTCCTGGCTTCCTGCGCGTACATGGTTACAGGGTTTGGGGTTTTGGGTTTCGGATTTCGAGTTGGGGCTTACTAAACAGGTTCCGCTCCAGTTCGTAGTTCCAGATCAGTACTTCAAACTTATATTTTGGTTCATTGAAGTTTGAAACCTTGTTTTGCTTTTTAATGATCCGGTAATTCCAGCCATTATTCAGAATAAACCATTTGAGTGTTTGGCTCGGAAAATTGGATAGAATGAATTTGCCTTTGATGGTCGAAATCAGTTCAAGCAAATCCACAAATTGTTTCATCGCATAGCCACGGTAGTGCGCTTGTTCCGATCCCGGGTATGGTGGATCCAGATAGAAAAAAGTTTCAGGCGTATTTCTTTTCTGAATCACATCGAGTGCGTCTTTCTTACTAATTTGAACATCGGAAAGCCGGTTTCGCAACGTTACAAACTCTTCTCTGCGTTTACGTATGACCCTGCCGGAATGACTTCCTTTTGAACCGTTACACCATTTCCAACCACCGTAAACCGATCCGGCAAAACTCATGTTTGTGATTACCCAAAATGCCCAGGCCATTTCTACTTTTGACGATGGTATTCGGTTGTGGTAAACATCACGCGCAACCAGGTGGATCAATTCCGAGTGTAGCGTATTCTGGATCATTTCATTCAGCTCGTCAAACTGATCGCGCATCACTTCGTAGAAGGTAATCAACCGGTCGTTGGTATCGTTGATCACCTCCAGATAGCTTACCGGCTTTGAAAAAAATACGGCCCCGCCGCCAAAAAATGGTTCACAATAGATCTTGTGCTTCGGAATCATCGGAATAATGTCATTCAGCATGCTTTGTTTTCCTCCGTAATAGGTGATTGGTGTTCTCATTTGTTTTTAGTTTCGTATCTCACATACTTATCAGGGTAGCCGTCCAAGTACCAGTCCACCATCGCTTCGGCTTCTTCTTGCGAATTATGGGTCATATTCGAAATCACTTCCCATGCTCCCGCTGGCGTTCGCTTGGCTACCTGCCAATTCTTTTTCGTGTGGTTGAGCTGTGCTCTAATTGGTATTGGCATGAGTTTTTAGTTTTGAGGTTTGTAAATGGTGTTGAATGGCGCAATAGTTGGTTGTTGTTAGCGCTTTTGCAACGTGGGTTTCTACTGCGTTGCCAATGAATTTCTTCTGGTCGGTCTTGGTACCTTTCAACTGATAGTTTTCTGGGAAACCTTGAATCTTCAGCAGCTCCGGTATTTTCAGCTTTCGCATTTTGATGTTTACAATGCCATACATGGTCATAAAAATCCGGATCTTTTGCATGGTTTCATTTTCCTGCGGAAATAGTGGCATAGCGAACAATTTCTGACCGGTGGCGGAAACGTTGTACATCGGAGCTTTGTCTTGCCTGGCAATAATGACCGGCGAAGGCTGATCGATGGTTGAAGCATGACCGCCCCAACTCGGGTTCATCAGGTAGTGCCATTTCCGGTTGGCCGTGATAACGCCAAGTGGCTTGTTTAAACCGCTGCCGGTATTCCTGAAGTTTGTGTCCATACTCCACGG